CGATCCACACCCACGCCGCCACCGAGATCACCGGCCTTTCCAGCTACATCATCGCATCAGCCCCGGGTCTTTCGATCAACTCCACGATCCGCTACGGAGACGGCACCGCCACCACCTTCCCCATCGATGGCCTCGTCAGCAACGATCCAGAGTCCGTCCTCGTCGCGCTGAACGGCGTGACTCAAGCGCCGACGACCGACTACACCGTCAGCGAAGCCAGCGGCACGATCACCTTCGACGCCGCGCCCGCCGCAGGCACGCAGATCGCCGCCACCGCCCTCGGCCTTCGCACCGTCCAGCCGCCGCTCGATCCGACCCTCTATCTCTTCGCCTTCGACTCCAGCCTCGACGGCCTCACCACCTACAGCGGCCGACTCCTCAACGCCGACCGCCCCGCCGCGCCAGCACTGCCCGAGACCGCTACCACCTGGACCATTAAACGCAGCACCCTCAACGCCGCCGGTCGCGTCCTTTCAACCGCCCAAGCCACCGGCTCATGGCTCAACCGGGAGACTCTCGCTTTCGCATGACAACAATCACCGAGAGCAACATTCGCCAGACACTGGACCTGTCGTCCTTCGACCTCAGCCTCCCGCCCTCCGTTGTCGAATATCCCACCCGCTCGGCCTTCCCGAGCGTCGGGAAACCCGACCGCCTCTACATGGCCCTCGACGAAGGCATGCCCTACCGCTGGTCGCCCTCCGCCAGCAGCTACGCGCTCATGATTCCGATCATCGACGCCGGAGCTTTTTGACAATCACCCCACCCACGAACACCAACCCAAACCACCACCACCTAAACAGCCATGGCTAATCCAATCCTCAAAATCAAACGCGGTTCCGGCACGCCGGTCTCGCTTCAAGTCGGCGAAATCGCGTTCGACACAACAAACAAATCCTTCTTCATCGGCACAGCCGAAGGCGTCCTGCCAATCGGCGGCGAGCATGTCTTTGCGAAAAAGACCTTCGTCAACGATGCAGTCGCAGCCGAAGCTCTACTTCGTTCCGGCGCGGATTCGACCCTCACCACATCGCTGAATTCGGAAATTTCACGGGCCACCGCAGCCGAAGGCGTGATTGCCGCCGGTCTGGCCCAAGAGCTTTTGGATCGTGCCGCTGCTGTCAGCTCCGAAGCCTCCTCGCGAGTGTCCGGCGACAACGCCCTCGACGCAAAAATCACGACTGAGAAAAACCGCGTTGACGCAATTCTTTCAGCCGCAGGAGCAAATGCCGATTCTTTCGCAGAAATTGTTTCGCTGATCAATTCCGTAGACTCCACAAACGACACAGCGTTCGCCGGTTATGTGACCAGCAACAACGCCGCTCTCGCCAGCGAGACCAGCGCACGCCAATCGGCCGACACAGCCCTCGGTCTCCGCATCGATGGGGTCGAGACCTCCGCGACAGCGTTGACCAGCCGCGTTTCCGCCGCAGAGCAAGACATCGTTGACCTCGGCACCGACCTCGCCGCCGAAACCTCCGCTCGTGAGAGCGCGATCAGCAGCGAGCAGACAGCCCGCGCCTCAGCGATCACCGGCGTCCAAAACTCGGTCACAGCCGAGGCTTCCACCAGGGCGACAGCCGACACCAGCCTCAGCAACCGCATCACCACCCTCGAAAACGCCAGCGCCGACAGCCGCCTGGACGCAGTCGAGGCCGATGTCGCCGACCACGAGACCCGCATCACCGCGCTCGAGACGACCATCGACGGCGGAGTTTACTAGTCCACCCGCAACCACTCCCCGGCGGGGCGCTACATAGCGCCTCGCCAAGCGGGGGAGCCTAAAATCTCCGCTGAATAAATCCGGCCCATGCCAAATCCCACAATCATCCCCAAAAAGTCGGTTCAAAGCGGAGCAGTTCCGCCCACTCTCGCCCTCGGCGAGATCGCCATCAACCACGCGGACCGCCGCCTATACAGCCGCAACCCGGCCACAGGCGAAATCTATCGCCTAGCAGGCGCAGGCGAAGCACCAGACCGCGTCTTCGTTTTCGACTCCGCAGGCGACACCACTTTCCTCGGTTACCTTTTGTATTCCGACGTGCCCGCCACCGGCTCCATCTACGACGCACCCGACTGGGAAATCTCCCGAACCCAATTTTCCGCAGACGGAAACACCAGCAGCGAAGCCAGCGCCACCGGCTCGTGGAACGACCGCACCACCTTGACCTATGCTTAGCCCACTTTACGGCCAACTCTCCCCTCTGCGCATTCCGACGGCAGGAATAAACGCCGCGCAGATCGCTGCCGACTACATCGCCGCCGTGGAAGCGGCGGACGGCCAATCTTTGGAATCCGCCGTCAAAACTGCCTACCAAAATTTCATTTCTGGCTGTGTCACGGATGGAATCTGGAGCGCCATCAAAGCGTCCTGCATTTTAGCCGGCGCGAGAACTCTCTCCGGAGCACTAAAGCCTTTAGTGGGTTCTGCTCCAACGAATTTTAACTTCGTTTCAGCTGACTACAATCGCAAGACTGGCTTAAAAGGAAATGGAACAACTAAAAGATTAAATGCAAATCGAACAGGGAATGCAGACCCTCAAAATAATCGTCACATGAGTGCTTATCGTGGCGAAGATATTACAACAACTCATAACGGGGGATGTTTGATTGGAGCTGCGGGAACAACCTCAGTAGGAACAAATTTAAGAAATTATCATCTCACTGGAGCTACAGATGGATATGCGTTCCGAGCCGCTTCCATTTCTCAAGGAAGCATCGTCGCAAACCAATTTACAGGATCAGCCGGTTTCCAAGGCGTTTCGAGGTCAACATCGACGCTTGTAAACTATCGCGCTCCTCAAAATCAAAGCGGAACACTTTCAGTTACAAGCGGCGTTCCGGGTGGCCATGGAACAGGTGTTTTTTGCTTATATCATAGCGGTACTCCAAGTTTATATACATTTAGCCGCCTCTCCTTTTATTCCAGTGGCGAATCCCTCGACCTCGCCCTCCTCGACGCCCGCGTCAGCACCCTCATGACCGACCTCGCCGCCGCCATACCATGACCCTCGCCGACCTCATCACCCAGCCCGTCAGCTACGAAGCCGCCAAGGAACTCGCCATCGTGCTAACCGCCGATCAAGCCGCCACTCTCGGCGCAATCCAAGCGCAATACGGCAACCCGCGCCATGTCGCCGCGCCCGTTCCGCTAGTCGATGGCCGCCTCATGCTCTGCGCCGACCTCCTCACCGAGACCGGCCCGGGCGGCCTCTACGCGCAAGGATTCGCACATCTCCCCGCCGAGCTTTTCCCGCAAGTCCAAATCCTGCCGATGGCCGACGCCATCGCCCTCATCCCTCAACCCGAAGAAATCTAAAAACCCACTACCATGCTCGAACAAGTATCCACATCCGTAAAATTCGTGGCCTTCTACACGGCCTCGAAACAAGGCAAGACCGGCCTCACCGTCACCGTCGATCTCTACGACCCATCAGGCTCGCAAATCGTCACCGGCGGCAGCGCCACCGCCATCGGCGGGGGGCTATACAGCTATGTGCTTTCAACCAACAATAGCGCCGAAGGCGAATACGCAGCGATATTCAAAACAACTGACACAACGGTGGATTCCCAGCATATCCCAAGCCTCTGGGTTCTCGGTCGCGCCGGAGTGGAAAACCTAGACGCATCTGTATCTTCCCGCTCGACCCTCACCGCCGCGCAGGTCAATAGCGAAGCGGACACAGCCCTAGCCGATGTCGGCCTCACCAGCACGATCACCGGACGCATTGACCAAGCCATCAGCTCCCGCCTCGCCGCCGCTGACTATGTGGCCCCGAGCGCCGCGCCGAGCGTTGTGGACATCCGCACCGAACTCGATGCGAACAGCACCAAGCTCGCCAATCTCGACGCCTCCGTGTCCAGCCGTTTGGCCGATGCAGACTATGCCGCCCCCACATCAGCCCCAACCGTGGCAGACATCCGCACCGAACTGGCCGTGGAGTTGGGTCGCCTGGATGCCTCCGTTTCCTCGCGTTTGGCCGGTTCGTCCTATACAGCCCCAACAACTCCTCCGACTGCCGCCGAGATCACGACCGCCGTCTGGGCCGCCGCCGACAAAACCGGCTACTCGCTCACCAGCGCCGAGCGCACCGCCATCGCCGCAGCCGTGGAATCCTCGATCCTCAACGAAGGCGACGGCCAAGCCGTGCTGAACGCCATCGTCGGCGCGATTGGAAACCAAAACCTCTCCGAAGTCTCGCTCGTCGCGGCCGTCCGCGCCGACCTCGAGCGCGCTGGTGGCAAACTCGACAGCATCCCGACGACCGCCGCGCCTAGCGCCTCGGCAGTGGCCGGTGCAGTCCGCACCGAACTCGGCACCGAACTCGGTCGCATCGACTCCGCGATCTCCTCGCGCCTCGCCTCGGCAGACTACACCGCACCAACAGCCGCACCAACAGCCGCGCAAAATGCCAGCGCCGTCCGCACGGAACTCAGCACCGAACTCGCCCGCATCGATGCGCCGATCTCCGGAGTCACCGCGCCAAGCGCCGCCACCGTAGCCTCGGCCGTTCGCTCCGAACTCAGCACCGAGCTGGGCCGAGTGGATGCCGCCGTGAGCACCCGCCTCGCCAGCAGCGCCGCGACCGAGCTCGCTGCCGTAAAGGC